TATTTACACGCCGAGAACATTTTGAATAGGTTTCACAATTCAGTTTTTTCCCACGGCTTTTTTTTGAAGTCTTGTTTTAGGGTTTTCAAATGCTTCACGAATCACAGTTGCAGCAGTATTAACATTTTTATATTCTTTTGGTTTTTCAGCAATATAAAGTTTGGGTTCATCATCTTCTGGTTTTGGTTCTTCTTTAACAACTTCTTCTTCTTCTTCTTTACTTTCAACAAGTGGGGGTAATTCTTCACTTATTAAGAAATGTTCTTGTAAGTTTTCCAAAACCTTTTCTGCTGTATAACATTTTACAATGGTTCTAGTCTTATAACACGTGGGGCAAAGTTTGCTTAATTGAAAGAATGGAAGGAAAGCATCACATAGGCTACAACATAGGGTAGGCATCATTTATTTGTTTATATAATACTAAGATTTTTATTTCATTTTCTCTTTTAATTTATTTAAATGATTATTCAAATTTTTGGTTCTCTGTTTGCTGTTCGCAATTCTTACTTCATAATCAGCAATGATTTTGTCTTTGATACCTTCAAGCAATGTTCGTTCCTCAGTTGTCTTGCTAGAAATAATTAATTTAGAAATGTTAAGCAAAATATAGTCAGCTTCATCACAATTCAATTTTGTCATCTTGTTTATTATATACTTATGTATTCAACCTAATGCTTTAAATTGTTTAATAATAAGGTTTTTATTAGTTTTATGACACATTTAAGGTTATATTGTATAAAAGCCCCTTAAATCCGTAATAAATATTAATATTTATGTTAGTTTTAAAGGCATTTAAAGAAATTAAAGGATAAAACAAGCATAAAACCACCTTAAACAATATACTCTATAATGAATAACGCTTCAATCCCTTGATTTAATACCGTGAATATAAAGTTTTGATGGTCTTGATGTGTTGGGGTCACTATTGTTAATTGTTATTTTCATATATGGTGATATAACATTAATTGTTTCTGCAATACTATTAAAATTATTTTTCATTGTATTAATCATTATGTCTTTATAATGAAACCAGTTTGTATTGTCCCTTGAAGTTTCAACACTAATTGTAGTGTTACCAGACAAACTGAAAAGTGTGTTTCCAGAATCAATAGCACCATAAACATTTAATGTTCTAAATCCGTGTGTTCCAAAATTAACACTAGCACTTCCACCAGCAGCAACCGTTGTGTCTATTTCCCTATGATTAATATTCCCAACAAATCTTCCAACAACTCTTAATGAATTTGAACCATCAACTTCTAAATCAACGGGTAGTTTGTCATTTACTTCTTCCAATTTTGAAATCATAAGGTCTTGTTTTGCTTCACTAGAATCACCACCACCACCACCACCGCCGCTATCTCTTACCTCAGCCATAACGGCCAATAGTTTGTCTTGATATGTTCCGTGACTTGTCATTTTGTATATATAATATAATTGTATATATTTTAATTAATTATTTCATTTTAATTTAATCAAAAACCAAACAAACACTTTTATTTAAAAACACAATACCGTTTATTTTTTCACCTTTCCAATTCAAATTGAAGTTTGATGGAAGCCCCTTCTTCCTTCTATAATATCCTTTTTGATATGCTGAAATTCTTTCTTTGTTTTCTTGATAATATTGTTTTCTATACTGCAAGATGTCTTGGGTTTTATTCATCCTTATATATTACTTAGATTTTGTTTTTAAATTGCTTTGATTCCCCAATTGATTTTCTGGGGTAACACTTTGAATCGGTTTTGTAATTTTATATATGACACAACTTTGTGGTTCTAGTTTAGGCCTTGAACCATCTGGAAGTCTTAAGTCTGTTTCCACATCACTAATTGTGAAATCCTTTGTTGCTGTGAAATTAAATGTTGTTCCAGTGGTATAAAAGAAATCACCTTCATTTTCGTTTCTAGTTAAATAAGCCATACAACTTGTTTTGCTATGTCCATCTCCCCCACCAATCCATTGTGTATCTGTTCCACCAGAAGGTAATGAACTATACACACATAAATATGGATATGTTAATTTTGTTGGAAGATTAAAGGCAGTCAAAAAACCAGCGTTAATGCTTGGTGTGACTTGCCTTCCAGCATCAACCCCCAAATCATACATCGGCATATTGGAACTATTTGTTGATAAGGTTTGCACTTCTGCAGATGAAACATATGAACCCGTTGTCATTGGTTTTATTGTGTTATTTAATTGACGTTGATATGTATTTGAAACCACTTGATAAACAAAATCATTTGTGAATGTTGCTTGTTCGCCCCCAAACAATGGAAGCAATTGTTTTAATTCAAAACCCATTTTATCTAGTAATGAATAATTAAACAAGTCTTGGTCTGTGTTATCAATTTGGGTTTCAATATTACTAGAATTAATAAACTTTATTGTTTCAATTGATATTCCAGATTGTGAATCAAAAATTGTTCCTTCTTGTTGATGTGCTTGATTAAACTGACCCACCACAATAACATTTGTGTCTTCATCATCTAAACCAACATTCCCCAACCATTTTTGTCTTTGGGGGCATATTTGTCCGTTTCTGTTTATTCTAATAACTGGTTGTTCTGGATTTGGGTTAGCATCTATTGTGTCTGGTAAATCTGTTAATAAACCATTTGATACTGTTGTTTGTGTGTTAAAGTTGCTAATAGCAAAACGTGACAATGATGGGTCAAAATTAATGCTTGGATTAACTGCCCCAATATAGTTTAAATTCATATAATCTTGTTTTAGAATATTTGGCTTTACATTAGATTCCATCGGTGATAAACTACACACTGCTTCATTTCTAGTGAAGGATGGGTCAAATCCAAGTTGTGTTCCAAATGTGCTATTGAAAAAATCACATTTCCAACCACCCTTATATGGGTCAATTGGATTCCACACTTGTCCATCTGTTGAAGGAAATGGTGACGTAAATGCTATGAATGGTATTGTGTTATACATAAAATCTGGATTATTACTTAAACCAAAAACTGGAACAACCATAATGTCAAGTTCTCTTGCTCTATTGATAGCGTCTGGAACTGTTTGTGGGTTTCCATCTACATCAGTCCAACTTGAATTAAAGACTTGGTCAGCTGTGAAATTGTTAGTGTCAAATTTACTTCCCGCTTGGGCGTTTGCCGCCATAAATTCCGTTATTGCTAAACCACTGTTATAAGTTGAACCCCCACTAAATCTTGATTTCACCCATATTGAAGAAAGTTGCTGACCGTCATTTGTTACTTCTTCCACGGTTCTTCCCCTTTGAAATCCAACACATCCATTCGCCACTTGGTCTGTTGGAACTTCACATTTTGTTGAACCACTAGTTCCATCATAGAATGTTTGAAATTTTAATCTTTGGTTTGCATATTTTGCGTTAGTTGCTTTATTTTTTGTTAATGTTCCTTGTGTGCTGAATTCGTCATCATACATTCCCAAATCCAAATTCACACATAATTTGTCAGTATAATCAAAACTGTTTGTATCAACTTTATTTGTTATATCACCCATATATTCTTCAGCCTTTCTAAAATTTTTTGCTATCCTTTGCAAGTTTGCTTCATTCCAAACCATATTTGTCACTATAGGTGAATTTCTTTCAATTGTAGAAACTTGATTTGCTCCACGAAATGTATTTAATAAACAAACACGCACACCTAGATTCCCACTTCCTTGTGTTCCAAAATCACCAATTTGTGTGTCTTGATGTCCGCTTCCAACAGTTCCACTTTTAATGTCATTTTGTGGTTCGCTATCATCTATTTCATATATAAAATTATAAAATAGATTCTTTAAGGCAAAGAGTCTGTCTGCATCTTTATATGCTAACCCCCCATAAAAACCCCTTCTACTTCCATAAACTGTTGCTTTTCCACCACCTTTAACGGCACTATAATCAAAATTGCTTGGAATTGGTTTATATGTTGGTGTTTCCACTAAAACGGGTTTCCCCTTTGTCAATAAATTTGTATCATTTGGTAAATTGTGATTAAATTGAAAATCTTTCATATCCACAAAAGTCCCCACATTGTTTTGTTGTGTGATTCTGGTTGGTTCGTGCAATTGGTCTGTCAATAGTGTTGCTAGATTATCTGGTGTAAGAAAACCACCTTTTGCTTCCATATTAATTTCTATAATTCTTTTTTCCATTTCATTAATAGCACTATTAGCATCTATGTTTGGGTCAGTTGGGTTTGCTCCATCACTCAATTGATTTGTTAGTCCAGTGTATCCATCATTACTATAATAAAACCTTTCGCCCGTTGCTGGTCTTATATCACTGGTTTGGAAAGTGTTTAAATCTGGAAATGCTGTAATTGTGAAAATTTGTGGTGTTCCAGCAAGTGCTGTGCCATCTGGTAATGTATCCATTGTTATTGTTTCATCAACACCATATCCAGTCCCAACATTCAATATATTAAAACTATCTATAATCCCACTAAATGTTCCTTCATCTTTTACTGATAAAACTTGAATTGTCATTCCAGTTCCATTTGTGCTTGAAGTTGTGGTTTCATATAATCCAACAATATAACCAGTGTTTGGCTGGCTTGCCGTTCCCGTCCCTATTTGTGTCACATCCATCCTTAAAATCATTGAACCTTCACAGTAATTTTCCAAATAATAAAGTTTGTCTGGATTCCAGTTTTCATCACGGCTTTCATCGTCTGGTCTAAAGAATGTTTCACCAAGACTTCTTCTGCTTAACATAACACGCAAATTCTCTGCTGTTCCATCTTGTATAACATCTTCTAATTCCCCACCATTAGCAATTTCACCATTGATTCTGGGTTGATAATTACCAGTCCCAATAGTTCCAACACTAACAGTTGGGGCAACAACAGTGCCTTGACCACGATAGGTTGGATGTCTAATAAAGGGCATTCGTGCGGTATTTCTTGCTATATGGTTTATATAAAATGACATACCCATTATTACTTGATTATCTAAAAAACCATTTTCATTTTCCGTTGCATTAATCTCCATAACACTGTCACTTGCACCCCTTGAATTCACAATGATTTCTTCCACACTCAATGTATCACCCACATTGATAACAATTCCACTGGGTGACACTAGATTAGTCCATTTGTTTTTAAAATCATCTTCTTCTTCACTTAAATTCTTATATGTGTTATTTCCCCTTAATCTGTTACACTCTAACAAAATATATTTCGCCATTGTATGCTTATATTAAAATGATATATTTTATATAAATAAATACTTTTATAACTTTATACTTTTGGAAAAAATAAAAAAAGTTCTCGTCGTGTAATCAAAGTTTTAAAAAATTATCACACAGTGAGAACAAAAACATTATATCTTATATTGTTTAAGCAGATACCACGACCTCACCATTACGAATTGTAATAAGACGCTCAACACTAGCCCACACTCTCATTTCACGTGCTTGGTTGTTATTTTCTGTTCTCTTAATGTTTTTAGAAATGATTATGGGTTTAACACCAATGCGTTTTCCATTACCCAGCACGTTCATTCCACTAGTGGTCAAATCAACACCAACATAATGTGAAGTAGCACGAATATCATTTGTTAAAGTGGTGTTTGTGCCATCTGGAAGTTGGTGACCTTCAATCTGGCCAACATACACGGAATTTTGAACCAAAGCATTTGCGGCTGTGTCTTTGGAACAATCCACATCAAAAGAATACATTTGGTTAGGAACTTGAAGGGGTTTGCCCATAACTTGTGTAAGTTCATTATGTTTGTGGGCTGGATTGACTAAATCACGGTCAAATAGTCTTTGTTCGTTAATTCTAAAATTGACAGCATCATTTGTGGTTAAACATTTAGAAATATAGTTTCCAAGAAGATTGTGTGATGCTCCTTGCACCTTTTCTTGAATGACTAGATTTCTTACAGTTCTTCCAGAAACAGCAACATCACGTTCTATGCGTTGTTCTGTGACAGCCCCCGCCGCTGGATTAGCAATTGAAGGAATTTGTGAATTAGTTAAAACAGAATCTTCATACAAATAAGTCAAGCCGTTTTCACTGAATATAGCTCTTCGTGTAGCATCCATCGTTCCATCTTCATAATAGAGATGGTCACTGTAAAATTTAATATTGTTTAAACTTGGAACAACAACACCATTTGATGTTGAACCATCTGGGAAGCAACAAATTGTTCCATCAGTTCTTGTTGATTGCCTATTGAAAACAAGTCTTAAGAATACATTTTCTTTCATCGCATAAAGTGGTAGTTGGCGGCTTCTCATAAATGGAATGAGATGTGAAAGGGGAACACTGAAAACTGGGGTGCTGCTATCATCATCAGTGGGTTTGACAAATTCGGGAACAGTCGCCCTTGCAGTAGCATCAGTCGCTAGCACTGAATAGGTTAGGTCTTTAGGCATAATTCTTCCAGTAGTATTTGAAATCTCATTGAATCTATCAACAGAATTTCCACTTTTTACTTGTTCCACATATTCACGGTGTTCTGGTGTTTCAAATTGACGAACCATAGTTTGGTAATGGCCATATTCCTCAGTAGATGCAATAACCTT